CCACATCAGGAAAGGTCCACGATGCACCAGGGAGCACAGTTTTCGTGTACGTTTGCACGCTGGTTCCATCGGGCGCGTACAGTTTGACGATGGCCGTAGCACTCCCTGCGCCTTCGTTCGTCACGCTTACCTTATCGAGAGTGGTCAAGCAGTTGTCGGAAGTGTACGTAAGGCCAGTGGCGTCAACGAATGCGGGCTCAATGAGTACGGCTAAGGTGGTGGTCATGATGATCCTTACGATAGGGTGCCGTTTGCGACCAATGCGTTGATGACGGTGTTCAGCTTCGTCACGATGTCATTGGCCTGCGCGGCGGTAGTGAACCCATAGGGCGAAGCGTTCGTCGCGCCGGTCGTTGCGACGGTGCCGCCCGACGCAACAGATGGCTGTGCGGCCTTCCCATTGCACCCGAACTTCCCAGTTGCAGTCAGGTCGGTGACCCGTGCCACGGCCGCTGTCGTCTGCCCGATCGCGGTGCCGTCGATCGTGCCGCCCGTAATCGCCACGGAGTCCTCGTTCTGGGTGCTCATCGTGCCGAGGTGCACGCGCGGCGTCATGTCGTCCGCTTCCGCGACTGGTGGGGCAGCTGGCGCACCCTCCAGCATGGAAAGGGAATCGACCAGCGCGGAAAGAGCGGCGGTTGCCATCTGCGCGACCGCGAGCGCGGCGCCGGCGAGTGCATTCGCTTCCTCGATGGTGGAGGGTAGTGTGATGTCGACGTCGTACAGCGCCTGCTCGAACGCGCGCAACGTGTCGTGCTCGCGGAACACATCCGCAAGTTGGTTTCGGTTCAGCCTTACGCCCATATGCCCGCCAACGGTTCGACCTGCGCTTCGAGCCGTGCGCAGGACAGGAAGGCATCGCTGGTGCCCCGGAATTTCTGGATGCGCCATTGCCCCATCGCGCCCTGCGCGAGCCAGATCAGGCGCTTCAGGCGATCGCCCTGTTTCCCGGCCGAGCACGCATATTCCTGGCTCCAGGTCTCGCCATCGCCGGAGAACGACGTCCACACGACAGGATCGGCGCCGAGCGGCACACGACCCGGGAGCGTCACCAGTTCCAGCTGGTGGAAGATCGCGCCGTTCCCCTCGTTGTAGTTGATCGCGGTGGAGAACTCCCAGCCGATCACGGAGCCGTAGTGCGTGCTGATCGTGTCCGTCAGGTAGCCCACGTTCGGGCCCGTGGGATCGCCGCACAGCCACATGTCGTAGCACCAGACCAGGTTGCGCGCGCGGTACGTCGAAGGGGCTTCGAGCCCCGAATCGAGATAGGTCCAAACTGGCTCGCCGACGGCCTCGGTGGCCATCGCGTCATAGACCACAGTCTGATCCGGCAGGTGCAGGTACAGCATCTGCTGGCTCTTGTTCACGCGGCGCTCGAGCACGCACTGCGCCAGCTCGGCCTCGGTGTACTGCTGGAGCACCATGTCGATCTCGCGCGTGCTGATCTTGCTGGTCGACGAGTTCAGGCCGAGCCACACGGCCGGCGGCTCATTGCGCGCGCCGCCCACGAACGCGATGGTTTCCATGAAGCCGGCCACCACGCAATGCGTCCCGATGGCGCCGCGCTCGATCTTCGCGCCGTCGTTACGCCGGAACGGGAAGAGGTTGCCGCCTATGTTGTTGAAGACCTCGATGGTGTAGCGGTTCACCGCATACACCTCGCCACGCCATTTCACGACCCCCATGATGGGATCAGGATCGGCCTCGCTGCTGCCGTAGCGGAGGGGATTCACGGACATCGGGTCGTTCAGGTCAGTCACGACCAGGGAGGTGCCGTCCGTCGTCATGAAATACCCGTCGACCCACAGGACGTCGAGAACGGTCCCGATGTCCGGATCCACGACCTTCGACAGCGTAGAGCCGTCCCAGTAGTACAGCGCGCCGCCGGAGGCAATTCCGAGCCTGTCGAAGGAATAGTCCATGCTGACCTGGCCGGCGCCCCCGACGTCGCCCAGCGTTACGATGGAGCCGTCGGCGTTCACGCGAACCAGCTTCGTTCCCATCACGCGGTAGGTGACGCCGTTCCAGTTGATGCCGCCACGGTCAGCGCCCGGACCAGTCGCGAACAGCACGATGCCATCGGACGGCCGCAGGTAGCCGGCGCTGATCCCTTGTGGGCGCGGGATAGGCGTCATGTTACGCGGAAGCGAAGCGCGGAAGTCCGCCGCTTCGCTGGTCCAGATGCCGCTGATGATGTTGATCTGCATGCGCTACAGGCTTACTTCTTTTTGCTCAGTTTCTTGTTGGCCTTCGCGTCGATCTTCTGCAGCTCGCTCTTCGACATCGCGCCTTTGTTGTACTGCTGCTGTGCGCGGGCCTTCGCGTTCGCCGCGTGCGCACGGTCGTTCACGGGGTAGCTGCGGTCGGGACCTGCGAACGAGGACTTCGGCAGCGATTTACGTTTTTTGGTGGTCAGTTCAGCCATGATTTCTCCGTTAGCCAAGGTATTCGAGTTTGATATGCACGGCGTACTTCATTGCAGCTGCCGTGCCTGAGGCATAGTTGCTTGTCTGGTAGGTGATGTTGGTGCTCGCCTTGGCGTAAATGATCTGGACGCCCTGACCGAATGCTCCAGGCGCGTTGGCGGTATTGGTTGGGGTCACGGTGTTTGCCAGCAGGGCGACGCCAGAATCGTTATCTGTCCAGCCAATACCCACGTTCGGCAGAGTGGAGGAGGCCGCGTCCGCCGCCGTCTCAACCGCATAGCACGACACGCGATACAGCCCAGCGCCATTGGCTGGCACCGCGTAGAGAGTGGTGGATGCAATATTTGCCGACTGGTTGACCAGATTGACCTGCGCGTATTCGGCCGCAACGCCGGCGGCGACGGTCGGGATGCCGTTGTACGACGTGATGCCAGCGTCCAGCGATGCGCCCTGCGTGGCCTCCAACGTCGTGGATTTGACCGCAGCAGGCGTCGTTTGACCGATCGGCGTTCCGTCGACCGAGCCGCCTGTGATCGCCACCGCATTGGCGTTTTGATTCGCCATCGTGCCGGCCGTCGTTCCATTGATTTTGGAGACTGTCGGATTCGGGTAAGTGCCAGAAAGATCGCCGCCGGCAGCCCCGGATGGCGTGGCGGAGCCGCCAAAGCCTGCTACTGCACGTAAAGTCATGTCACCATCCCTCGCCGCTGGTCACATACACGGTCGACCCACCGCCGCCTGGCGCGACGACGCTGATGCTGGAGTGCCCTTGCTGGCTCGCGCCCTGCTTCGTGAGCGTCGTCTGCGAGTTGGGCAGCACCGGAATATCTGCGGACGTGGCCACGGCGGCATCGCCGGCGAAGAGAGGTCGTACGAACACCAGCTGCGAGCCGACATTCGTCACCATGTACTGCTTCGAATTCGGATCGACTGCGACGGAGGCGGCCGTTGCCGTCGCCGCCACCGAGGTGGTCGACCCGAGCTTTCCGTTGAATGGGGTGAGGATGGACATTGGGGTCTCCAGGGGTTAGCCGATGCGATACCAGCTCTGGTTTATGCCGTCGTAGCGCAGTCGGAAAAATGCGTTGGCCGTGAGGGACGTTGGTGCGCCGTTCACCGTCGCGCCGTTGCCGTTGACCGTCAACGTGGTCACGGCCTGCGTGCACGTCACCAGCACCTCTTGGCCGTCGACGACGGTTGCCTGCGCGGGCAGAACGATCGTGCCGGCAGCATATGCGCCGAGCGGCGTGAGCAGCAGGTAGACGCCCTGGCCGTTCACCACCGGCGAGACCGTGACGCTGAAGCCGCTCGCGTTCGGGGACGCGTACTGCGTCATCAACGGACCGGATGCCGTCAGGTTCTCCTGGATGAAGGCCAGCAGGACGGAAGCCGCGGCCGCGCGCGCATCGCCGTTGTTGGTCGCGAAGATCACGAACAGGTCGCCCATGTCCAGCGTGTCCGCGCGCGAAAGTTGGTTGATCTGCATGAGGGCAGTCCTTAGTTGAGGTCGATGGGGCCGTCGGGCCCCGCGTCGACGGGATCCACGGGCGGGATGAGGAAGGGCCCGCGTTGCCAGCGCCACGGCTTGTTGCCGGCGCCGCTGGGCATGAAGCGCGGATACTGGACTTCCGGGGGCATCCCGGCGCGCGCCATCAGCATGTCGTAGCCGTCCTTGGCGGCTGCGGCCGTCGTCTGCGCGACCTGCTTGCCGTGGCCGGCCGCCAGGCGCACCGCGAGGTTCAGGAGCGTCGGTTCGATCGCGGCATCCGGGATACCGGAGTCGTCGTCCAGGCTGGAGCCATCAGCGGAAGAGGGCAGCGGATAGCCGAGGCGAATCCCTTTGCCGTTCCACATCGCCATCATGGCGTCCAGGCGCTGGAGCCCGTGCTGGAGGATCTCCGGCGTCAGGGTGATGACGAAGCTATGCAGCGAAAGCTCGCCGTAGGCTTCCTCGATGATCTGCTGCTTCGTCCAGCTCACGATTATTCCTCGATCGTCGCGGCGATCAGATCGGCCAGCTTCTTGTCGCTGGTGCGGCCGTCGAACTTGATCTGTAGTTCGTTCGCCTTGCGCTCGAGTTCTTCGCGGGTGGCCGGCGCATAGTCGTCCGGTACCGGCGCAGCCTTGGGCTTCGCCGCCTCGACCGCTTCGGGCGTCGTCATCGCCCAGCCGGAGGCGAGCGCGGTCTCCAGTTCGTCCGCATCGTTCACGATCAGCGTGAAGAAGTGGCCGCCGTGGATGGGTTCGGGGCCGCCGGCCTTGTACAGCATGCGCGGGAAATCGTTCATGGAATCGAGCCTTTCAAAAAAAGGCCCGCACTGAGGCGGGCCAACCGGGGTCAGCCGGAGGGGAGACAACAGCAGATCAGGTTTGCGAGAACAGAATCACGCCGCACATCTCGGGGTTGGTCATGCCCACGCCGAAACGCGTGTCGCAGCGGTACTTGTACTTCTTCGTGTTGATGTCGAAGAACTTGTACATGATCACGTCGACACCTTCGCCGGTGGTGCTGCGCATGAAGCCGGCGCCGGCGCTGGTCAGGCCTTCGTCGACACCGTTGCGGCCCGGGAGCAGTTCGATCGCGCGCTCGTCCCAGAACGGCGCCACGTTGCCCGAGACCGTATTCAGCCAGGTGATGGCCGCGCCGGCCGCCGGCGTCGCGGTCACGTTCTTGTATTCGAGCTCGGCCTGGGTCGGCGACGAGTCGGCCGCGATGATCGGCGGGCTGATCTGGATGGTGCCAGTGCCGCCGCTGCCGGAAACGATGCCGGTGACGGTGAAGGTCTTCGGCTGGCCGGTATCGACCTTGCTGATGTGGTGCACGGCATTGACGCCGGCGATGGTGAAACGGTCGCCGACCTTGATCGTGCCGCTGGTGACGGTCACGGCCAGGTTCTGGTAACGGTTGTCGACGTTCGAGGTTTCGCCGGTCGCCGCAGTGCTGGTAGCCTTCGGCACGTAGCGCTGGTTCGCGCCGTTGACGGTCACCGTCACACCGGCGGCAGCCGTCAGGCGATAGGTGTAATCGGACTTGAAGGTTTCGAAGCCGGAGATGGTACCGATGTACGCGCGCTCGTACGCCGTGTTCACCTTCGGGTTCGGCGACGTCTGCGGCTTGGCCAGCGTGCCGGCCATGCTGTTGTAGTCGCGGGCATGGATGGCGCAGACACGGCGCGCAGCATCGCCGACGAGACCCTGTTCGATCATCAGCGCATCGGCCGCGGAGATGTCGTCGTAGCCGCTCGCGGCCGAGGTGCGCTTGACCACCAGCGTGCCCTGCAGGGACGCGACGTTGGCCACGGCCACGTTGATGTCGGTGGCCAGGCGCTGCAGGGCGCTCTGGTACTTGCGTTCGCGCTGCTGCTTGTCGTTCAGGTCGTCCGAGGTCATCGTCCACGGCACGGCCTTGTTGTAGCCCAGGCCGATCGGGACGGACAGCTGCGTGACGTCGGCGAAGGATGCGGAGATGTCGGTGCCAGCGGCGCCGTCGACGGAGACGGACACGTACGGGACGGGCCGCCAGATCGCGGTGCCTTGCGAGCGTTCCAGCACGGTGGGATCGGCGTTGAATTTCGCGACGTTGCGGCCGAAGGTGAGCAGATCGTCGAAGCCAGCCAGCAGCTGGTCGAAGAAGACGGTTTCCTGTTTGGAAAATGCGGTTGCCATGAGGGCTCCTGGGTAAGTTGGAAAATGGTTCGCAACCCGTTGGTTGCCGTTTTTCAACTCACCCGTTGAGGCCAGGTGGCAGCCTTATCTATCGCACCAGTTCGCGGCCGGTGGGCGCCGTTTGCACCGCTTGAAGGAGGCGGTGCGCCCTGTGGGTCAGTCCTACTGTGCTTGGCTCTTCTTGCGAAGGTATTCCACGACTTTCGAACGATCGCCAGTGCGGTCTGCTTCAGCCCGCAGGCGTTCCAGGTGGTCCACTGCAGCACCCGGGCTGCCGCCCGAGCCACGCAACGGTTTTTCGGGCGCCGTAGCCGGCTTGCGCGTGGTCGTCTTCATCTTTGTTTCCAGTCGTGCGACAGCGAACGCAAACTTGATCGGATCGGTGATCGATGCCAGCTCCTTGAGCTTCGTCGGGCTTTTTCCCAGCGCGTACATCAGTTGCTCGGGCTTTTCAGCGCCGTGCAGGATGATCCCCTGCTTGACGGTATCGAACTCGGCCTGGACGGCAGCCTCGGCGTCGTCGAAGTCCGAAACAGGGAGTTGGGCCTTGGCCGCGTTGTACGCCGCCACGCGGGCATTCCACGCCTTCTGCGATTCTTCCGCCGCCTGCCGCTCTTTCGCGGCTTGTTGATCGACAGCGAGCTTGCGCTCGTGCCACGCGGTCAATTCGGCCTCGTATTTTTCGGGGTCGAATTCGCAGCTTTCCAGCGTGGGTTTCGGGCCGAGCTGCGGTTTCTGCGGCTGCGTCGCCGCTTCCAGGCGCTGTTCGAGTTCGCGGATCCGCTTTGCCTTTTCGCGGTCCGCCTTGCGCAGGTCGCGCAGCCAATCGGGCGCGCGGTTCGTGGCTTCTTCCTCGGGCTCATCGCCGTCGAAGCCGATATGCAGTTCGCCTTCCGGGGCATCTGCGCCTTGCGCGCCATCGGTGGCGGCCGCGCCGTCGTTGTCCAGGTGCTCGTCGCCACCCGGCGCCGGATCGGCATCGGGCTGCGCGACGTCGTCCTGTTGATCGACGACGTCGCTGCCGCCCGCACCGCCGGCGCCCTCGTCGGGCTCGAACTGCTCGCGGTACGAGCGTTGCTTCCACATCCAGCTTCTGTTCATCGGAACCTCCCCTTATCGCGCGCCGATAGGCCCGGCGCATGCTCATGGGCAAAATGATAGGCTGAAACTATCTTATCTGCAATGAAGATAGTAAAAATTTATTGACAACAACAGTCAATTTGCGCTTGTCGCGGCGTTCGCGTGAACGCCTCCCTGTGCGCCGGCTCATTGCTCGGCACCTGGTTGAGCAGCGGCCGCCTGTTGCTGCGCGGCCTGCTGTTCCATCTGCTCGCGCGCCAGCTGCTGGCTGTCGACGTGCTGCGCGACCGCCAGCGCGTGGTCGGCACGATCCTGGCCGATGCCGGCGAGTGTCGCGACGGTGTCGGCCCGCGCCTTGCTGGCCTGCGCAGCCGTGAGGTCGGTGCGCGCTTGTGCCGCCTGGGCATCGGCGATCGCCTTCGCTGCCGACGCCTGCAGGAACTGCGTGTTCGCATCGGGCGGCGCGTTCGCGGCTTGCTGCTGCTCGGCTGCGAGTTCCTTCGCCTCGTCATCGGTCGGCTGCACGGCGCCCAGCTGGACGAGCTTCTTGCGGAAGTACGCGCGCACGTCGGAGAGGCCTTCGCCCTCCATGTTCATCATGGCCAGCGCGTTGAGCACTGCCTGCGCATCCGGATCGGTCGTGAACTGGAGCATGGAGACGATCGAGCGCACGGTGGCCGAACGCTTGCTCGACGACGACGGGCCCGCCTCGGCGACTACGTTGAAGCGCGCGCGCGACATGTCGTTTTCGGTACGGACGTCGCCCGTTTCCTCGTCGATGACCCGGCGCCCGAGCTCGATCTGGCCAACGTCGCCCTCGGGATCGATTGTCTTCATCTTCCGACCCTCCTCGACGTAGGTGTCGCGGGACATCGACAGCCAGATTTCTCCGGAACGTCTCATCCCTTTGGCGAAGTTGGACATGTAGATGAACACCTGCATGTCCAGGCGCGTCTGGACGAGTTCCATCAGCTTGCCGCTGATGTTCGACTGCACTTCCTCGCCGGCCTGCTGGTTGCCGAGCAGGTCCTGGATGTCATCCTCGGTGAGCTGCAGCAGCGCGCCCAGTGCCTGAGGGATACTCGGGGCCTTCGTATAGCCTACCGGGCCGTTCTGCACGATGTTGCCCATGCCGTCCTTGATCGCGTTGGCCATCAGGTATGGGTAGCGCTTCACCGAGTCCTCTGCCCACATCGTCTGGTGTCCAGCGATCTGCTCGGGCGTGAAGATGGGCTTCTCGATCGGCGAGAACGTCGCAATTTCAGCCAGCATCGACACGAGCATGTTCTTCAGCATCTGCGGGTCTTTCGCTAGACGCACGTGGCCCATGCAGCGCTCCACGTTGTCGACGAACCAGCGCTTGCCGTAGACGACCACGATGGGGATGCAGCTGCCGCCGATGTAGCCCTGGTCTTCGAGGATGCCGGCGCCGCTCATCAGGTACTTGTGGACCTTCCGGCGCGTGATGCGCTTTTCGCGGACCTTCCGGAACCCGGTCGCCAGCAGCGTGGTCTCGATCGTCGGATCGGCCTTCAGCTCAGAGTCCCAGTACTTTTTCTCGTTCGGCTCGGTATCGTCGAGCGCGATGCCGCGGAACACGTGCAGCACCTCGAGCTTTTCCTCGACCTCGTAGTATTCGGCCACGTACACCACGTCCGGCGTGCACCAGTCGAACTGGTACTGGTAGACGCTCTTCGGCCACGACGTCGGGTTGTCGCCGAACACTTCTTCGTACCGCGGGTAGGTGTAGCTGGAGAGCACCCAGCAGCGCTTCGCATCGCGCTTGTCCTGCCGCTTCGCGTCCAGGTCGAAGAACACGCACGATTCGGCGTCGTAGATCGGTTCGATGCTGATGCGCTGCCGCTCGTCTTCTTCGTCCTCGTCGTCCTCGTACCGCGTGCGCAGGCGCCATGCGCCCATGCCGCCGCCGACGGCTTCTTCGAACGCGTTGTCGTATGCCTCCTCCGCGCCGCTGTCCTGTTCGTCGGCCCGGTACAGGCCAGCGCAGGCGTCCGCGAGCTGGTCGTCCGGCGCGCCGTCGCGCGGCACGAAGTCGACGGTGATGCGGTTGTTGCGGTACTCGTTGAAGATGCGGATGAGGGAGAGGTGGATCTTGTTGACCTCGAACCGCGGCTTGTTCTGAAACGCCTCTGAAAGCGGCCCCTCCCACTGCGCGCCGCTGAGCGAGTAGAAGCGGCGATCTTGCAGGGACTGCATGCGCTCGAAGTAGAGCGCGCCCTGCACGCGGTCAAACTCAGTCAGCGCGCGCTCGTGGATGGCGGCGTGCCGCTGCTCGACTGTCATGCGTGCCATAGTAAAAACCTTTCGATTTGAAATTTCCAATAGTCTACAGCTACTGATTTCCAAGGCGAAAGGATTTGTGATAGGCGAACTACCTGCGCGCGAGCGACGGCATCGGGATCGGCACCACCGTCACAGTTTGCTGCTTGGGCATGACCGTCAGGTGCTCGCCCGCGCCCAGCATCAGGTATTGGCCGGCTTCGCACGGGTGGCTGAAGCGGTTCTTGTCGGGCTGGTCGCGGTACCGTTCGTCGCCGGCCACCTTCACTCGCTTGAACATGTAGCCACCCTGCATCCCTTTGCGCGTGATCTTGCAATCTGGGTGGATCAGGAAGCCCGGCTCGCCGTCGATCATCCGACGCAGCGATGCGGACACGGCCTCCGTGCGCAACGCGAAATCGTTGGTCGGCGCCGGCTGGGCCTCGATTCCCTCCGCCGCCAGCAGCTGGAACACGGTACGTTCCTCACTATCGCCGGGCTGCCGTTGGTCGCCGGCCGGGTCTCCCGTTACCCTCGTCACCTTCCAGCCAGGGAAGTGCTCGCCCAGGTAGCGCTTCAGCTCACGCGCGAACCGGATGACGCCCGTGTCCTCGGTGACCAATTCGCGGCGCCACCGCATCTGCCCGTTCGGCATCTGCTGGCCGATCACGGCCGCCGGAGTCAGGCCGAAGTCGAGCCCGATCTGCAGCCCGAGTTCCTTGACCAGTTCGAACGACCGGCAGTGGGTAGAGTCCCTGTACTCCGGATAGACCGGCTTCCCGTCCTGCACGTAGCCGTATTCGTTGGCCAGGTTCACGAGGATCCAGGCTTCGTCCTTGCCCTGCGCACCCTTGAGGTAGTAACCCTTCGGCAGGTTGTGCAGGTTCTCGGCAGCGGGGTTCTCGCGCCAATCCGAATCCTTGTTATCGCGGATCAGGCCCCCTGGCTGTTTCAGGAACAGCCAGCCCTCAGGACGCTGCTCTTCGGCGAGGCGGTAGTACCAGTGATCTGTGTCGGGCGCGTTGGTATCGCCGAAGATGCCGTACCATGTCGGCGCCACGTTCTGTGGGTAGCGGCCGACACGCAGGTCCAGCATCTGCACAACGGCGAACGGGATTTCCTTTGTTTCGTTGATCCACGCCGCGGTGAGCTGCAGGCCGCGCAGCTTCTTCACGTGTTCGGCGCGATCGAGTGCCAGGAAGATCATCTCGGCCTCGACGGTGGTGCCGTCGTCGAGCTCGAAGTGCAGGTGGTGCGTTGGCGGCTCCAAGCCACCTTTCACGAACCGGCCCAGGCCTTCGAACATCTCCAGCCAGTCCTTGATCGTGGTGCCGAACAGGTCGGGGTAGGTGTTGCGCACTGCGGCGAGGCGGCTCTTGCGCACGCCATTGGCGTCCGGCGCCTGCGCGCACATGATGCGAAACGTCTTCCAGCAGCTGGCGTTCGTCTTCGACGATCCCAGCGGGCCGCAGATGAACGTGCGCTGTTCCTGGCTTAGGATGTACTGCTCAAGCGTCGGGCCCTGCGGCGCGTACGCGAATTCAACCTGCTTGGTCATTGGAATCCTTCCGGCGGCCGGTGTAGTCCTTGATTGACACCTTCACCGGCCCACCGCCTTCGCCGGTCAACTGCAGCTGGCGGCCGTACTTGCGCGGCTTCATGCGCTGGGCCTGCTCGACGCGGGCTTCGATGCGCAGCCGAGCCTTGCGAATCGAGGCGGCGTCGTTCTTGCAGTTGTCGGCGATCTCGACGATCTCGTCGACCAGTGTGTCTGCGCGCTCGTCCGTCGCGATCTCGTACATCTTCACGAAGTCGGGATACTCGCGCAGCCAGCGGAACACCGTGGCCCTGCTGGGCATCCCGGGCTGCTTGCACACGGTGCGGATGCTTTTCCCGTCGGCGACCGCCGCGCAGAACTTCGCGGCGATCTCGTTGGTGTAGGTGGTCGTGGTCATCGTGTTGCAGGCGGGAATGAATGTCTCAATTTTGCCACTGGTCAAGCGCTCGGCGGAAGAGTTGGCGAATCGGCCGGCGCGTCGTCGCGCGCGTGCTCCGGCTTCAATTCGACCATGCCGATGCGCACGAAGCGCCCCCAGAGCCAGCAGACCAGCGCGGACACGGCCAGCCAGATGGCGATGCCGGCGAGGATGAGGGGGGCGATCATGGAAACCTCCGCAGCTGGGGCGCCAGCCGGCCGAATGCGGGCGCGAGCACCTCGGCGGCGATGCGTTCGCTGACGGCCGCCAGCAGGCCGTCAGCGATCCTCTCGGGGAGGGTCTCACCGTCGAACGACTGGCGCACCTCGATCTTCTGGCCGTTGATGCACACGAACACGCAGAAGTCGCGGCGCACGTTCATCGTGTCAATCTGCGCGTGCACGACGCAGTCGATGGGCGAGTTCTCCAGGCGGATGGCCTGCACGACCTGGTCGCGTGCGGCCTGCTCCATCTCGCGCAGCAGGCGCACGGACTGGTCCGTCGGCGCGCGGTGCGCGTGCACGGTGACGTGTTCGTGCACGCGCTCGGAGACATGGCGATGGGTGTGGATGTCGAGCATCAGGCAGCCTCCCCGAGCGGGTCGACGACCGGCACCTCGATGCCTTCCAGGTGCTGCGCCAGCGACAGGATCGCCAGCGCGTCGGCCTCGTTGCTGTCCTTCGGGCGGAATCCCCGGTGGCGCGCAACCGTGCACATGGCCGCCTTGTCCGCGTTGCCCTTGCCGGTCCAGTGCTTCTTCACGACGCCCACGCCCACCGGTTTGAGCGGCACGTTGTTCGCCGCGCACCACATCTCCAGGCAGGCGAGGAAGCCGCCGTAGACGTGCGCCGCCAGCGTGCCGGCGTGCTGTTTCACGTCCTCGTAGTAGACCGCGTGGATTTCGCCGCCGGCGACGCGCTGCTCGTTGAGGAAGGCGCGGAACTTCAACCAGCGCTGGCCGGCCGCTTCCATGCGGCGCGGCGCGAACGATTCGCTACCGCTGGCGACGGTGCCGGCGCGCGAGCTGCGCGCCCAGCCGGTTTGCGTTCCGATGTCGATGGCGAGGATGTTCATGCGGCCTCCGTCTTGAACATCCAGGGATCAACGCGGAACGTGGGGATGATGACATCGTCGACGACCGGTTCGAGGATGATCGAATCGTCCGTGACCTGCGGACCTTCGAAGAACAGAACGGCGGTCCCGCGCTCGAAGAAGATCGAGTGGACTTCATCCGCTTCCATGCCGTACGTGTGGTCTTCGACGTAGGTGTCGGTGCGGAAGCTCCAGCGCTCGCGGCCCGTGGACGACTTATCGTACTTGCCCGGGGCGCCCGCATAGCGGAGGGTCGTCGTCTGGTACTCGTCGCCATTCTCGTTGCGCTCCCATACGATGTTTCGCACCTTCCCGCGCAGCACGCGACATTCGAAGTCGAAGCGGTGCGAGTGCGGGACGATGGGCTCGAAGTGCGTGCGCGAGCATTCGAGCAGGCGGACCAGGCCGCGCGCGCTCGGCTCGCCGATGAGCCAGCTCGTCAGGCCCGGGATACCGCCGTAGTTGCGCACCGGCGAGTGCTTCATGTTTTCCAAGATCATCATCGTTCAGGTTCTCCCGTGTCGTTGTTGTTGCCGCCCGGCGGCCGGGCGGGGGTGGTGCTGAGTCAGCCGATCAGGCCGTTGTGGAGGTTCTGCTTTAGCTGGTAGCCCATCAGCGGCCAGATCTTCTGCACGGCGTTCTCCCGCGCGATCTTGCGGCCGATCTCGGCGTCGAAGTTCTCCGGGCTGGCGCACGCGCTTTCGCCGGTGACGGTGAAGCCGTTCTGCAGGACCAGCACGCAGAAGGTGAGCAGTTTCAGGTGCGCCGGTACGGCACATTGCCAGCCTTCGCTGTTCACTGCGTCGCGGCTGGTAGCGCCGTCGGCGGCCGTGAAGTAATGCTCGCTGACGATGTTCGCCTCGATGTCCGCCGGCGTGACGCGCGGCGCGGTCTTGCCCTTGGCCTGGATTTCCTGCTCGATTGCTTGGTCGTTCATGGTTGCCTTTCAGGTTGGTGCTGCGGTTGGTGCGCTCGCGCGCGAATTGGTCTCGTCAGCTGCGGCTGATGGGCGTCATCTGCCCGCAATGCCTGCACTTCGTCCTGCTCCGTTCGGTCAGGCGCTGCATCTCGTCCTGGTACCGCGCGTGAAGCTCGTGGTAGCGCGTCTCCTGGCGGCAGAGCTGGAGCAGCGCGTAGATCGGGCTGAGGCGTTCCTTGCAGTCAGCACACTCGACCTGTTCGAGCTTTTCGTCGACGACGAAGCGGACGTGCCGACAGGCGTAGCTGTGCACTTCGGTCAGCACGCGTTCCGTGCTTGTGGTGCGGTGCTTGACGGGCAGCGGGGTGACGTTGTCGATTTCCATGGCCATCCTCACGCCCAGTTCGGCAGCGACGCGCCGGCCCTGGTCCAGGTCTCTTCCGGCTGCCCCATTCGCGGCGGCTCGGACTTCTGGAGGTGCGGCGCCACCAGCTCGTCGAGGGCCTTGTCCAGCCGGTTCACCCACTGGCGCACGGTCTCGACGCGGTTCCAGTACAGCTCGGGCCGGGCGTGCTGGTTGAAGTCGTTCCACAGGCGGCTGAGCAGCGCGGCGCGGTGCGGATTGCCCGGGACCATGCCCCTGACCATCGTGATCGCCTCGGCCAGCCAGCGGTACTGGTTGATGACCATCGTGATGTGCTGCAGCTGGCTGCCCTGCTTGTTCGCGTGGAAGGCGCAGCACCAGTCGTTGGCGCCGCTGGTCGAGCCGGTGAACGTGCCCATGAGCGGGCAGCCGTATGCGGCGCACAGGCTCGGGTCGCGCTCGGCGACGCGGTCTTCGTGGGTGTGGGTCATGCCTTCATCCTCCGGAATGCATCGCGATCAGCCGGCGAGAGCGCACGCCAGACGATCAGGAAAAACGTCAGCGCGGCATATGCGCGCCTGTTGGCCATGCGCTGGCAGCGGTTCATGCGGCACGTCCTTTGCGCTTCTCGATCTCGGCCTCGATGCGCTTGGCAAAGTCGGCGTGGTTCTCGGTGCCGCGGGCGAACATTCCCAGCTCACGCCCCTTGGCCTCGATGCCGCCTGGTGTGCGCTTCCACTCCCAGCTTTCGCGGGGGGCGGCAGCGGCAGGTGTCTGGGCGCCGGCAACGCTCAGCGCTGCGGCTTCTCGCGCCCAGCGGTTGATGATCCCGATCACGTAGTTCGGGCTGATGACCTCGTTCGGCTTGGAGCGCTTCGCTTCCTCGCAGGCTGCGTTCATCATTTCGACCGTCACGCCGTCGGCTGCCAGCTTGCGCATGAGCATGTTCCCGGGATCGGCATTGATGCCATAGGCACGCATGGCGATGCACAGCTGGCCGACAGTGGCAGTCGTATCCTCGGATGGGATCACCCCGCGCTGTTCGGCGTCCTGGCGCAACTCCGGTTGAGTAGTGGCGGGCTGTGCTACACCGGGTTTTAATACTGGTGTCTGGTGATTGGTGTCTGGTGTCTGGGTAGCCGTTGCAGGCGTTGCAGGTGCCGTTGCAGGTAACGGCGGCACTTGTGTATCAGGTTGCGTTGCAGGAAGCGATTTCACCATGTCCCGCAACTCGGCCATGCTGATGTTCCAGGGCGCGTGCAGGCCGTTCGCGGTCAACTGCTTGAACAGGCGCGCGCGCTCTTCGCGGTGGCGTTTCAGGCGGTTCTCCTCGTTAGCCTTCTTCACCTCGCGCTCCGGTTCGCCATCCTTGAAACGAGCGATCTCGGAATCGCAGCGGGCGTTGTGCCAGCCGTCGTCCTGCAGCGTGAAGAATTCGTTCAGCACGGTCTCCACGGCCTCGCGCTCTTCCTTCGTTCGTGCGGCGACGAGGCGCTGCACGGCCTTGAGATCGGGCGGCAGCGGCTTCTCGGTCGCGTAGTACTTGCGCAGCAGGCGGCTGTACGCGGCATCCTCAACGAACGTCAGGTGGGCCGTGGCCTCGGCGTAATCGCCGATGTGGTGTTCGAAGTAGTTCATGGAGCCGCTCCCGCGCGTGCGGCGTCGAGCTGCTGGAACGATTCCCACATACGCAGGCTCGCTAGGCGCGCGATGTCGACGGCGGCCGCGGCGCTGATCGGCTCCGCATCGCGGTTGGGCTTTGCGTGGCGTTTCGGGTGGACGTAGACACCGTGCTCGTCGCGGTTGAGCAGGAGAACGCCGCTGGCCGTCGACGGAAGGGCCTCGAGCAGCTCATCCTTCCAGATTTCCATCGGCATGGCGTAGTAGTGCTTCCAGACCTTCACCGGGTGAAGCAACGGCATGTCGGGCGCGGGTGGCCCGTGCATGCGGCAGGGCTCGTAGGTGAACGGCCAGTTGTACGCGCGGCGCCACCACTTTTCCTTCTTCGCGTCCGCCTTGAGGTCGGCGCGGCTGATCTTCACCTCGACATCGATGATGCGCAGGTTGTCGGTGACGACGAGCAGATCGCATTCGTGGCCCGTCCAGTTGCAATTCGGGACGGCCATGAGGTAGCGGCGCTTGAAGGTCTGGTGCGCGATGGCGCGCGCAATCAGGCGTTCGCTCCAGGGTTGAAGCACCGGCCGCGCCGGTGCCTCGAGCACGTCGGCGGCGGTCATCATGGCGGCGTTCCCACACCGGCGAAGTGCTTCACCAGCACGACAGCGTGCACGGCGGACCGGCGCTCGAGCCAGCCCTTGCGGAAGTCGGCGATCGCGGGGGCGCCGGGGTTCATGTGGTGGTCGTCGATGCCGCGGCCTTCATCAAAGGCCTGGGCGCCGCGTGCGCGCATGATCTCTGGGGTGACGGGGCGGATTGATTCGTCCATCAGTTCTTTCCCCGCGCGTCGTCGATGATCTTTGCCAGTGTCGTGCGCTCGCGGTATTCCGCTCGCTGTTTGTCTCCGTCCTGTTTGTCCCCGAGGTACGCCTTACGGGCGTCGCTCCAGGTGTAGGCCTGCCGGACGATCTTCTGTTCCGGCGTGGCCTTATGGGTTTCTTGGTCCTGCATGTCGTTTCCTTCTAATCGTTCGCTGCCCATGCGAGGCCGCGCAGTTTGAAATCGCCCTTAAAGATGCATCCGGCGCGTCGTGCCTGCGGCCGTTGCACGGTTCGGGAAGCGCTGCATATGGCCACGGCATGTCCCTTCCGCCTTGCGCTTCGCGTCGTTACGATTCCCGCCATCGCGCCGGATCTTTTCCAGCAGGGCCGCTCGGATGAACGGGGCGACCTGACTGCCGATGCGGGCGCAGTGCTTGCGAATCGTGTCGTCCTCGACCTGGTTGACCGGAACCTTCAACGGCGGCAGGTCGCGGATAAGGCTTGCAGGGGTGGTGCTCATGGTGCTTCTCCTATGTTCGTGAAACAGGACTTCAGGGTTAGGTCGGCCGGGGCCGACGGGTGATGCAGGTCAATAGCCGACAGGCAACTGACCATGCGCAACTTCGCGCGCGCAAAAAAGCCGCAGGATTTACTGCGGCTGGGGTGCAGGCTGAGGCGCCGGTTCGGCATACCGCGCCGGATAGATGAGCTGCAGTTCGTTGATCTCGCCGTCAAACTCGCGGCAGATCCGTTCGGCCAGCTGAGCGTTGGGAGTCTGGACACCGCGCTCGATGCGACTGAGGTTGCCGACGTCACTACCGACAATTTTGGCGAGTGCGTTAAGCGTCATTCCTCGTTTCTCGCGGGCAACTCGAAGAGGTGATTTCATGGGAATTGATACTCCAAAGATGCGTAATGCGCACTTTATCCCAGAAAGCAACGATGCGCAATACGCCTTGCGCAGTTCGCATCAAAATTCCACAATCGGACGTATGACTGTTGGCGAAAAAATCAGGGCGATACGTGTCGCCAAGGAAATGACACTCGCGGAGGTTGAGGCGCGCGCTGGACTGACGGATGGGAACCTGTCGCGGATTGAACGCGGGAAGCAGTGGGTCAGTGAAGAGGTGCTTCGACGCATCGCGCACGCGTTGATGGTGCGCGTCGCCGACTTCTTTGACGACGACGCGCCTGATGGCCCTCCCGCCGACTATCAGCATCCTGCAACACAGCGATTTCGGGAATTGCTAACCGAGGCGGCGGATGAGGTGCGCTTACTTACTGTTTATCGTCTCGCCGACACTGCTGAACGAGCGCAGATCGATGCGGCCGTGTCCGACGTTATTGACCGACTTGACATAGTTACCATTCTTAACAAGCGTAAGGGGTGATCGAGTTGTCTCAGGGAATCTCTTCTGCAGTTGCTTGGCATACGACCGCAGCCTGTCACGGCCATCTCGGTTGGTCATGCGGTATGTCTCAATCAGATCATCGACGTCATCCATGTCTCCCTCCAAGTTCAGAACGCTAAACTACTGTACACCCATACAGTTGTTTACGCTAGGGAATGTTGGTGTCATGAGGTGAACCCGATTTTAACAATCTAGCGGGCGCGACGGCGCGCCGGATTCCAGGTAACGGCGTCGGACCCATCGTAATCGGCCGCATCGTTAGAAATGAAGGTCGACACATTTAACGAGGGGTGAACACTTGATTTATGCGGCAATTGCGGGGCTTGTGCTTCTTTATGTTTGCGCTAGTAAACTAATGGAGATTTCCTCTTATCTCAAAGAAATACGATCGTCCGCAGGGAAAATTCAGTTAGAGACTGAAGGTTTTTTGCAAAGGCAGATTGCACTGGAAGAGGCAATTGATGAATTCCGAAGTGAATTGAAGAGGATTTCGTCGATTGCTGAATCCTATGATGATGAGGTTCTTGGGCCTGCTCGTCGGGCTCACGCAGAAGCTGACTTTTTTGGACAAATGCGCTCAGGGGAGTAATCACCTCGTTTGGGGCGATCAATATAAGGAGCACAGATGCGGCAAACCGAACTAGAATGGAAGAGTTTTAGAGTTGATCCTCCGCTGTTTAATGCGGGGAAATTAGACGCTGTCCTCTCGGCGTTTAAGCGAGAATGGAATCTGCTTAGCGATCCTAGTCTGTGCGCAATCTTTTCCGACAGACTGAGCAGTAATCAATATTATGTATGCACGAAAGACCCGAGTATATGGAAGAGCCTTTCGCGCGAAGTATCGCTGCAAGACTGTATGCCTCCGGTGGGGATAGCACTTACCTTTATTGCGGGGGATGAGTCGCCGTTTTACCGATAAGGTCAAGCTGCGCTTTGTGTTTTATCTTCAGCAGTGCTATGCCATTGAAGACCCAAAGAGGGCCGTCGCCGAACCCGGTGACGCGCCCGTCGGCATAGATTTCCCACTTCTCGCCCGTACCTGGCCGCTCGACCGTAAAGATCGGTTTCTCATCCTGCACCATCTTGATCATCGTGTCCCCATACATGACATCGACGACACGCTGACCTGGCTCTAACTCTTTCATCCCGTCCTCCATGCCGGCCACGAGCCGGCTTTTTTACGCCCTGACGCCGGGCCGGCGTGCCCGAAGTGTTCGGGTCAAATTATTGTACCTTGCAAAATGCGGTTGACGCATCTTTCGAAAATGCGCATAATGCATCTCATCGCAACCGAGCCCGCAGGCAAGAGCCAGAGGGCAACCAAGCCCAACGGGCAGATGGAGAACAGGATGAAGCAGGTTCAGTGCAAGTGCCGCAGTGAAGACGCAGCGAAGCGACAGCTGGTGAAGTGGCTGCGCGACGAGAACATGACCGACATCGGCCTCGACCGCACCGAGACCGGCTTTCTGGTTTATGCCACGAAGGTGAACACGAAGTCGGCTGCCCAGGCCGTCGCGGAGGCCTGACATGTCCCGCTTCCCCTACACCGCCGAAGACCGCGAAAACCAGGTCTGCCAGCTGATCGACGCCCGCATCCACGCCATCAAGCACGACATCCGCGCGAACCGCGTGTCGACCGTCGAGGCCGTGCTGGAGCGGCTGGACCTCGGCGACTACGAAGGAGACGCGCGCGAGGTGCTGCGTCTGGCCGTGGTCGGGCGCTCCCGCGCCGTGGGCGTGGAACACGCGGCAGCCGTCGAGGCCGCCATCTACTTCGAAGCCGAGGCGCTGGCCGAGCGCGACGTCGCCGACATGGAGCGGCGCCGCGCCGAGTCCGCGCAGCACGCACGCATCGAGCAGCGCGTCTGGAACCACTTCTTTTCCCGCGAGGTGATGGCATGAACTGCGTCCGCTGCAACGACACCGGCAGCCTGTCGAAGGCACTCGACGGTTATCTGGACTGCGGATTCTGCGACGTCGCCGAGCAGCGCCGCGATCTGGAAGCGTGGGCCCACCGCAAGGTGGCCGAGCACGGCGCGGCCGCTGCGATGTGGCTGGCGTATCAGCACGGCCGGGCCGACGGCGCCGTCGACGTGGCGCGCACCGGCGCGTAGAAGGACGCCTCACCCTCGTAAGGGGTGACCACAGAGCAGGGGTAGCTCAGCGGTAGAGCGAACGGCATACCTTGACGTGCGCAGTCAATCAAGCCGTGTGTGCGCTGGTTCGAATCCAGTCCTTTGCTCTGTGGTGAATGCCGGGTGCTGACCGGCGAGCGACTAGAAAGCGTGGATGCGGCCAAAGCGAGGCATCGCCTAAGGCAGGGATCGGCCCGATCAGCATAGGGCAGAAACAAGCATCTGGGTCCGCGCAGACAGGGTTAGTAGTTCGTGCGGCGAACCCTGCGCCTACCGCCGTCACATCGCGCGGCAGCAAGCCAGGATCAGCTCTGGCCATCACAGCGGAGAGTTCGGTCCGTTCAGTTGAACCGCAACGAAGGCAAAACGGCCGACAGGGAGGCAAAACCCAAGCCTTGTAGTACCTGCGCGGCGCCGGAGAGCGTAACCGGCACCAATAAACCAACCGCCGGCGGCGCCGGCCAGAACGAGGAGCAAGGACGATGAGTGGACAAGATCCGAAGTGCGGGAGCTGCGCCTACCGCGTGAACGAAGTGCGGCGCCAGATCACCCCGTATCAGGCCGGCGCCACGATGGTCTGCCTGCACAAAGCAATCGGGCGTCAGGACTGCGTCTCCGCCCGCGCGGATCAAGGAAAGTGCGGCCCGGACGCCGTGCTGTGGACTGCGCACGCCGAACGGAGCGCCGCATGATCGCCGCCGCCCGCATCGTGCGCCGCCTGGTGCGCAAGCTCGTCAAGCCAGTCGCGCTGTGGTGGACCGACCGCGCGCTGCGCGAGGCCGAGGACCTGGCCGACTTCTACATGCACCTGCGCCGGTGCGCCGGGCCGATGGCGCGCCGCCAGCGCGAGCGCGCCGTGCAGCTGGTCGGGCGCAGGAACGCAATTCGCAACTGGTAACCCACCCACACGAGGAACCCATGATTCAGCACATCCGCACCCAGTATCTGCTGTCCCTGCGCGCCGGCTTCCGGCCGCGCAAGGCAATCACCCGCGCGCTGCGCACCTTCTTCTATGGCTTCTGACCATGAAGACCTGCTTCAAATGCCATCGCGAATTGCCGTTGACCGAGTTCTACAGGCACAAGCGGATGGCTGACGGCCACCTCGGAAAGTGCAAAGCCTGTGCGCGCGCAGACGTCGCTGCGTATGCCGCCTCGAACCCGGAGGTAATTCGATCGAGGAAAGCTGCCTGGGCGAAGACGGATGCGGCCAAAGCCCTGCAACGGCGCGTTTATCAGCGCCGCAAAGAGACGAATCCAGAAGCGATGAGGGCAAACATGTTGGTTAGCAACGCCATCAAGCTCGGGAAGCTGATGCCTCAACCTTGCTTCGTGTGCGGCGCTGCTAAGTCCGAGGCGCATCACGCCGATTACTCGCTGCCGCTGGCCGTGACCTGGCTGTGCAAGAAACACCATGTTGAAACCCACCAGCTGGCGAAACAGCTGAAACGAAAGGAAAACCGTGAGCAATAACAACCAACTTGCCGTCAGCCCGGCCAAGACCCTCAGCACGTTCCTGGATAAATACAAGGGCCAGATCGCGAACGCGCTCCCGAAACACATCAGCGCGGACCGCATGGTGCGCCTGACCATGACCGCATTCAGCCAGAACCCGACCCTGCAGAAATGCGACCTGCACAGCATCTTCGGCTCGGTCGTCGTGGCCGCGCAGCTGGGCCTGGAGATTGGCGTCGGCGGCCAGGGCTACCTGGTTCCGTACGGGAACAAGGCCACCTTCGTGCCGGGCTGGCAGGGCCTCGTCGACCTGGTCTCGCGCGCCGGCCGGGCCACGGTCTGGACCGGTGCCGTGTACGTCGGCGACGAGTTCGATTGGGCGCTG